GGTTTATTGGTGTAGTTTAATGGGTGTGGCGAGCGATGCGAGCCATATGTTGGGTTTATTGGTGTAGTTTAATGGGTGTGGCGAGCGAAGCGAGCCATATGTTGGGTTTATTGGTGTAGTTTAATGGGTGTGGCGAGCGAAGCGAGCCATATGTTGGGTTTATTGGTGTAGTTTAATGGGTGTGGCGGTCGAAGCGAGCCATATGTTGGGTATTTTGGCGTAGTTTAATGGAAGTGGCTCGCTTCGCTCGCCGTTTTATTGTTTTCTCTCATTGACCATTTTAAGACATCTTACTACAAATAAACTATATGACTAAATATTTCATAAGTCCTCCATTCGGTAACTACATACATCTACCCAAAACCATTTCCATTTATGGAAGTTTTACCATACAACCTAGAAATGGTCTTTTGAGACAAATGATAAAGACTCTCAGATATATTCCTAAATATCGTGGATGGGTAAATGCAATCGGATTGCGCAATAAAGGTATCTCATGGGCCTTAAAAAAAGTTCCCGAAAATCAAATCATTTCCATTGCCATAATGAATTTTTCCGATATTGATACTTTATTGTCTCAAATACCTGAAAATAGAAACATTGAAATCAATATTAGTTGTCCAAATGTTGACAAAAACATCAACTATAAAGATTTAGGAAAATTTGTCAACCCAAAAAGAAAATGGTGTATAATAAAATTATCACCTAAAGTCTCTCAAAAACACATTTCTGAATTGTATTTTCAAGGTTTTAGACAATTCCATTGTTGCAATACACTACCTGTACCTGAAGGAGGTTTGAGTGGTATTGCTTTACGTCCATATGTTAGCTCTCTTTTAACACATTTGAGAGAGAACTATAAAGATGTGGTTTTGATTGCTGGAGGAGGCATATCTTCCATACAAGACATGGAGTATTATAAATCATATGGGGCCGACCATTTTTCTATATCTACTGGATTATGGAAAATCTTTTGGAAATTCTTTTGATTTCTCGAAAATTTCAAAAAATAAAAGTATAATTTTTTGAAATTTCTATAAAAAATGCCTAAAGCTTTTGAATTCTAGATTCTAGAATTTTTCAATGAAGTTTAGGAAAAATGAAAAACAAAAGAGTTCTCGAAAAATCCAAAAAATAAAAGTATAATTTTTAGAAAATTCTATAAAAAATGCCTAAAGTTTTTGGATTTTGGATTTTGGATTCTAGAATTTTCTAGAAGGTTTATGAAAAATGAAAAAGAGAGAGTTCTCGAAAAATCCAAAAAATAAAAGTATAATTTTTAGAAAATTCTATAAAAAATGCCTAAAGTTTTTGGATTTTGGATTCTAGAATTTTCTAGAAGGTTTATGAAAAATGAAAAAGAGAGAGTTCTCGAAAATTTCAAAAAAAGAAAGTATAAATTCTAGAATTTTCTAGAAAAAAATGCCTAAAGTTTTTGGATTATGGATTCTAGAATTTTTCAATGAAGTTTAGGAAAAATAGAAAACAAAAGAGTTCTCGAAAATTTCAAAAAAAGAAAGAATAATTTTTAGAAAATTCTATAAAAAATGCCTAAAGTTTTTGGATTATAGATTCTAGAATTTTGAGTTATAGATTCTAGAATTTTTCAAGGAACTTTAGGAAAAAATCAGATATAGGAAAAAATGGGTTTAGCAATATTTGTAAGGGGCACAAGAACTTTTCATGGTAAATCCTTTTATCCCTTTTTTACACCGACGTCTAGAAAACTTACGCGGCAAAGAAAATACACGACCATCTTTCCGTACACACTTCTTATGACGACGTGTGGCACGACAACACGACTGTTTACGTTTGCTTTTTTTATGCATTATACAATAAATATAATGTATAGTAAGAAATCTATTGTCTTTGCCATGCACGCATTCCACCAGGAAAGCTATCTACACGATACATTGACTTTTTCAATAATTCTTCTTCCAACAATCTAGATGCATCACATGTTTCATGGGCACAATAACAAATAATGGGTACTTCTTCCAATAAAATGTCCTTATTTTTCACCATAATGTACAATCTTTTATAGTTCGCCTCTAATACATCCATTAACCACGCATTCCATTGAACTTTAGACATTTTCTCCACCTCACTAGCAACTATATTGTAACTATTGGGAATATGTTCTTTCGCATAATAAGACGCCGGTAACGCATTCAACAATACCGCACGCTCTTGTTGCAATGCACGTTTCACATCCATTACGTCTCGTTTACAAACCAATAAGTTACTATACAATTGAGACAACCATTCCTCATTGGATTCATTGGAAATTACATAATGGAAATGCCGATAAAAAGACTTTTCTTTTTGCTCTCCTTTTTTGACAGTATAGTAGATTTGCGGGCATTTTAAACGCAGAGAACCCCGTCCTTCGGCATTTAATTTGACAATGCCATGGTTTTGAAATATATCGTACGCGGTTTTTGCGTCTTTTACTTTTAGGTCGGACGAAGGCATTGCAGCCCAATACAATAAAAAACGATGTTTATAGTTTTTTCCTAAATCAATTGGAATAATTTGGTCAAACCCTTTTTTATATTTCGTTTTAAAAACAGTTTGGCTTTTTATAAATTCTTCTACATAATCATGTTTTTCTAACCATTTCGGTTTTTTTGTTGTTAAAGACTTGATAGGATTACTTATACTGAAATTTTCACACGATGCACATATTGATTTTACCATGTTTATGAGTTTTTTCACTATATATTATACTATACAAAAAGACTCATTTACGCTTTGAATTTACGTTGTATATCGGCAAATACACGTTCGGCTTGTGAGCATGCGGTGACCAAAAACTGCCTCGCCAATAACATTGAATTCCCATTGTTTTTAAACGCCATACGTAATACACTATAGTCATCATGGGGATGGTATTTCTTAAATCCGACGTATGTTATGTCTTCGTCTTGTTTGTAAAACAAAGTGTACAACATATGGCACAATATATGACCCAGTGTATAGTCTTCTTCTTCTAGAATGATATCGTGTGCATTCTCTATTGAAGATACCGTAATACTCGTATATCCTAAGTCTCGGGAATGTTTGGATTCATGTATAGGGACTATTTGTGATTCCACATTGTTTGCGAATGTTTTGCATTTATTGATTAAAATTTGACATGCCATATATCCGATTTGGTAATTGCCATAAATACCGATGGATTCAATCATGAATTCAAACTCGTTGGGTTCTCCATTTTCATCGGTTTTATAACATCTATATGCGTCTAAATAATTAAAGTTTTTCTTTTCAAATTCAATTTCTTCTTCGGTTAATCCTTCATTTTTATAGTTTTGTAAACGCAAAGCCCATAAATTGTCTCGCGCTTCTGCATTGATGACATTGAAATAGGCGCATTTGCTTACGACATTAAACATGCCGTTTTCTTTTGCAGTGGCGACTGAGAATTCGGCTTGCAAACTGATTTCCTCGCCATTTATAGTGGTTCCAATGCATGGGCGCAAACGTAAAAAGTCAATCGGTCGGTCGGTTTTTGTGTCATGTGGAAATATTTTGCGTGTTTCCATGGGGTCTAAAAATTGTTCGTTTTGTTTGTCTTGCAATTGAAAATGGTCGGTAGTAACCCATAACATTTCATGGTCACTCTCGTTTTTGGCTTTTACGACTAAACGATATTTAGTTGGGAATGTCTCTAAATCTTGTGTAATTATAGGTATGGTACTTAATCTTTGTTTGACGATTTCGTTGTGGAATCGTGTATTATTGGTGTGTATAGTGCATTGATTGGTGTCAAATGTTTCCGTACGTATTGCAACAATAGGAATATCGGACAATATAGTACGTCGTAATGCATTGACCATGCTAACGTGAACATTAGACAATTGCATATGTAAGACTCCATTGTCTTCGTAATTTTTAGTAACGGAGGGTGTGTTTGTATAAGACGCCATATTATAGTATGTAAGTATAAATATCTATATATTTTTTGTTTTAATTCAACTTTTTGGGGGAACCTAGGTTCCCCCATACCCCCTCCTAGGGTTTGCGAGCGCAGCGAGCACATTGTAATTGTTTGGTGTGGTTTGTTTTTGTGGCGTGCGAGGTCAGTGAGTGGTGTGTGTTGGTTTATTTCGTAGTTTATGTTTATTGTACATTTTTATTGGTTTTGAGAGAATAAGAGTGCTCGCTTCGCTCGCACTAGCAAATGTTATCATTTGGAGACAAAACATACAACTTCTCATACAACTCATTTCGTTTATGAAACCCCAGCAATACATCATAGCCTCCTATAAAGACATCATCAATAAAAATCAAAGGAACTGTTTTTTGTTTCGTATTTTTCTTAAGATTATTATGGATTTGTTCTCCGTTTTCTATAGTATCTAATTCCGTTACCATAGGGGTAATGTTATAGTCTTGAATCAATTGAATCGCTTTTTTGCAATATCCGCAATATGATTTGCTAAATATATTCACACGTCGCATCATTTTAAATAAACCAATAAAAAATAAATCCAAACAAAACAAATTATCTATATTGTATATAACATGGCATCTTCGTTATGGAACCGTATTCAAAAATTATGCACCCCCGCTTATGTTTATTTAGTCATTTCTATGATTGCCCTTATATTAATGGGACTTCAAAACGTCGGCAATTCCACTGAATTTTGCGCCGGAAGCTACAGTTGCGCCGTTTCTAGCACTTCGTTAGTATTTATTATTCAATTGCTATATATTGCATTTTGGACTTGGATTCTCAATCTAATTTGCAAAGCCGGCGTACCCATTGTCTCATGGATTTTAGTATTGTTGCCTATAGTACTCATGTTTTTGATGCTCGGTATGTATATGATGGGCGCAACACGTTTTATTCCTACTACACCTCATGGAATACTATAAATATTGAAAAAATATAGAATACTAGATTATTGTATATTTTACTTTTTATATTTTATACTAAATAAAGGTTACCCTTTCCAAAACTTTGGTTTGCTGGCTGCTCTGAAATTGTATTGGGTGTAAATGGGGTTCCTAACATTTTAGACGCGAAATTGGTCACGTTTGTGGTTTGAGTTCCGGTTAAATCACTATTCATACCTCCTCTCATTAGAAAACGTTTACTCTTACGTCCTGTTTTTCTACGTTTTATTTTCTTACGAAGTTTTGTCTTTTTCAATTGTTTTGTTTTTTTCGTCTTTTTTGTTTTTTTTGAAGTTCTTCTACGACGACCTCCCATGATTTTAAAACCAGTGGGACCACCGGATGGTTTTGAGCATCCACAAGACATTCTATATATAGCGCATTATATTTTTATTGTCCTTGTATTGTACATTTTTATTGTACCACGTGGTCGCATCTAAACCAAACGCAAACAAAAAACAACTATAACGTACTCACACACCAACC